ATGGCCATCCGCTTTCGCGGTTTCGTCGACGTGGTGTTGATCGGTGCGGACGGCAGCAACCATGTTGAGCGCTTCCCGGCCATCCTCAACGAAATCCTGCCCGGCTTGTTTGAAATGAGCGCGCCGCACAGGCTGCCGGCGGCGCGCGGCTCGCACACAATCTGCGTCACCTTGGACGATGGTCAGACACTTAACGGTGATGTCGGTTATGTCGGCGACTACGGCCTGACCTTCAGCCGACCCCGGGGTGAAGGATGATCAGCGTTTACTCACTGCGTGAGGTTTATTTCCCCTCTTCAAATTCAAACGGTTTGAAGCGAACAACCTCTTCACCCAGCCAGTCATTGACCTGCTGCAAGCGGGCCCGAATCGGCTCCAGTTCATTCATCGCCCAGATCTGTGCCGCCTCCTTGATCGACCCAAGGCCACTCGCGTTTTGCCGCACGATGCCCATCAAGTGCGGTGGGATGCGCAAAGCAGCCAGCAGGTCGTCGCGGCTGACGTTTTTGATTGAGCCAAACTCATCCTTCGCTACCACCTCACTGAGCGGTATCAGCTGAGAGCTGTCATGTTAAAAACAGCCCTCCTAACGCTGCTGGCTCCCAATTCATAATGACTAACTCGCCACTGACCTCGGCGGTGCCCTGCCGCTGGTTGGTCGTGGTGTATCGAATATTGAGCGTTTCAAAGTGAAAGCCTTCAAAGACCCGGCGGATGTCCGGGTGATCGTTGATACTGACCATCACCTTGCCTTTGCAGCGGCGCATGAAGTCGGCCATTCGCTCGTAGTTCTCAAACGGAAAGTCCACACCATAGCCGGCGGTCTGCCAATACGGCGGGTCCATGTAGTGAAAGGTGTGGGCACGGTCGTAGCGTTCAGCGCATTCCAACCAAGGCAGATGCTCGACGTAGGTACCGGACAAACGCTGCCAGGCGGCCGAGAGGTTTTCCTCGATCCGCAACAGGTTGATGGCCGGACCGGTGGTGGCGGTACCGAAGGTTTGCCCTGTGACCTTGCCGGCAAAGGCATGGTGCTGCAGATAGAAAAATCGCGCGGCGCGCTGGATGTCGGTGAGGGTTTCGGGGCGGGTCATCTTCTGCCATTCGAACACCTGACGCGAGCTGAGCGCCCATTTGAATTGGCGCACGAACTCTTCGAGGTGGTTTTGCACGACACGATACAGGGTGACCAGGTCGCCATTAATGTCATTGAGGACTTCGGCGGGCGCGGCCTGGGGTCGCATGAAGTAGAGCGCAGCGCCGCCTGCAAAGACTTCGACATAGCATTCGTGCGGCGGAAAAAGCGAAATGAGGCGGTCGGCCAGGCGGCGTTTGCCGCCCATCCAAGGGATGATAGGTGTAGACATTGAGAGCAAGACCTTTACTGTATGGATAAACAGGTGCTAGGCTCGCCGCGCTTTGTGCACGGAGCAAGAGCCTTGGCTGGACTTGCAGGGACATTCTGCAGGGACGGCGGCTGGGTTGAATGTTGACGCATCCACTCCAGTCGCTCTTTTTCACTTCGGTGCTGAGACTTCTTTGGCATAGGCCTGACAGGCCGCCAGCGCAATCAATCCGGCATCGCCGTCGTCGGTGATGCTGATAATTCGTAGAGCATGCGCTGGCTCAAGTTCGGCTCTTGCGGAGCCATGAACCACGTCGTCGGTGGCGGTGGCGGCTGGCACTTGCCCACCACCACTGGACTGGTAGCCGCTGGCAAGTAGGACTGACAGCCGTACATCAGCAGTAGCAATACGATCGCGCAGCCGTTTCTGAGCATCTTGTGCATCGGTTAACTCCTTGTGGTGGGCTTCGTCATTTGTCTTCAGGCGCACCTCAAGCGCGTTACGCTCGGCCTTCTGCTGCTCCAGCTCGCCGACCATCACCTGCAGCGCTTCGCTGTGCTGGTTGGCCACCGCCTCGTTCTTATTCGCCAATTGCCGGCCATAGCGCCAGTCCTGCACTTTCCAGGCGCCGCCGGCGCTGAGCCCGGCCAGCAACGCCAACGCGACCACCAGGGCCAGGGCGCGATAACCGACGGGAATCCATTCGATCAGCCGCATAACACCGCCTTGGCCTTGGCCCACAGCTCGCGACGCTCGGCGCGGCCATTGCCGCCGCCGTTGATCACACTGCTGATGCCATCGAACAGCCCCAAGTCGGCCTTATCGCTCAAGCCACGATCCCACCAGAACCAGGCCGCCGACAGCGCCGCGTATTCCGGCTGCGCCAGCAGCTCGGGTTGCTCCAGCAGCGGCAGGTTCAGCGCCTTGCCGCACAGCCGGTAGTTGTCGTGAAAGGTGATGCCGATCAACCCCCGAGCGCGGAACTTGAAACCATCCCCCGACGACTCGGGACCGTTACCGTAACGGCCGCCATACACCCGGTTGGCCAGCTTTTCCGAGTTGCGCAAATAGCCCTTGGCAAACTCGACCTCGACCGGATCGACGCGACCGTTATGGTTCAGGTCAAAGCCATACTTAAACAGTTGCGCCACCCGCTCGGCGTCCTTGTAGTACAGGCTTTCCGACAGCTGGGTCAGCTGGGCCGACTCGTGGCCGATCTGCGCCAGGAACGCCGCCTGACGTGCGCGGGTGCTGATGTCGAAGCGGGCCATGGAGCGGTTGAGCGCCGGCAGAAAGGCGCCGACCACCGGCCTGCAGTTCGGGAGGATGGCCAGCAGCTGCTGCTGGGTAAGTGGGGAATAAGCCATTGCACAATCTCCAGGCAGAAAAAAACCTCCGGAAGGCGGTCAGAGGGGGGCGGTAAGGGTGGAAATGGATCAGGCCAGCGGGGACACGATTTTCAGGGTCTTGGCCGGCTTCTTGCCTTTGGCCTTGGCCTTGCCGCTCTTACCGCCGTTGCATTCGATGGTGGTCGACCAGCCGGACTGGGTGAACACCTGCTCGCGCGAATCCACCAGGTACTCGCCATCCAGACCGTCCTTGAAGCCCTGGGCGTTGATCACGCGTTCGGCGAACAGGTCGGAACGCCCGGGCATTTCCAGGCGCACACCGGCGGTCGAACGGTTGAATGCTGCCAGTCGCGCCTTGGCGGCCTGCTCGGCGGCGGTCTTGTTCGGGTGAATATGCCGATCGGTATGTACCGGCGGCAGGCCGTCCGGCGCGTCGTCGTTGCTCAGGCTGACCACCGTCAGTTGGCCGGTGGCCTTGTCCTGGTACTTGGCGTTGACCGCCTTGTGCGCCGCGCGATCGCCGAGACGAAAGCTGTAGCGACTGACGTCGGACTTGCGGATAGTCACAACGCCAAAGGCCTTGCCGCTCGCACTGACACCGCCCTGACGTGGCATGACGATCAGCTTGCCGTCCGCGACCTTGGCCGTGCAATCGTGCTGCCGGGCCAGCCGGGTGATGAAATTAAAATCCGACTCGCCCAACTGGTCAGCGCGGGGCACGATCGTGGCTACCGTACAAGCCGGCTCCCAGACGTTACGCCGGGCAACGGCATTGACGATGGCGGCCAGGCTGACGTTTTCCCAACTGCCGCTACGGGTGGTCTTGCCGCTGCCGCGCATGTCGCTGGCCTTGCCGCGAATCACCAGGGTGTCCGGCGGACCGGACAGCTCGATGTCATCGACGATGTAACGGCCCTCCCGCGTCAGGGTGGACCCGGCATAGCCCAGATAGATTTCAATGCTGGCACCGCGTGCCGGCAGCGTCACGGAGCTGTCGCGATCGTCGATGCGCAACTCAAATTCGTCCGACTCCATGCCGGGCTTGTCGGAGGTGCGCAGCAGCAACAGCCGATCGTTGATCAAGCGGGTAATGTCGCTGCCATCGGCAACGAGACGAAACACAGGCGTCATATCCAACTCCAACAAAAAGCCCCACACAAGCGGGGCTCAGGGGTTACTTTCCCGATCGGTTACGCGTAACGCTCAGCTCCAGAGCTGAACCGCCTGGCTGGCGCTGGCTTGCACCAGGTCCGGCAGCCGGATCAGCAGACCGCCGCGATAGGGCTCGGGCTCAGTAGCCAGCCCGGGATTGGCCACCAGCACGGCCTCCACACTGCCATTGAGGTGGCCATAGACGTTGTGACAGATGGTGTACAGCCGATCGCCGTCAAGCGTTCTGCAGGTCTTCGCCATAACGGACAAACTCCAGGGTAAAGGCTTGCTTGCGTGGGATGCCGCCTTGCAGAAAGGCGCTCTGATCCTCATTGATCGAGGTCAGGCACCAATCGCCCAGGACGTGGCCATAACCGGTGGTGAGCCCCAGCGGCAGCAGCAGCCCGCCAATGCTGCGCAGGGTGTCCAGTTGCTTGAGACCGCCCCGGTGGCCCGGGAAGATCGCGCCCTTGAGCGTCAGTTTCTCCTCGCCCATGCCCACTGCCTGCTGCGCCGGGCGGCGCGTCAGACGCTCTTGCGCAGCCCAGCGAAAACCGCTCTGCCGGCTCAGCTCGTCAAACGCGGCGGTGTCCAGGTTGAAGTAATACGGCGGCGCCTCATGTTTGTAGGGCTGGATGATCAGCAGGTGCGGGAACGGCTTGACCGCCTCCACCGCCGGCGTGGTGTCGGTGGCAAACACGCTGGTCGGCAGGATGTCGCCCAGGGCGGGACTGAGCCGGCCGGCAATCTGGTTGATCGCGCTTTTGGCCCGGGCCGCCTGCTCGCCAAACACCCCCAGGCGCTCCTCGATCTGCGACGCGGCGCGGGTGGCCTGGTTGTAGACCGCCACCACCGCGCCGACCTTGGCCTGTGCGGCGTTGATACTGCGCATGACCCGCTGCAGCTTCTCGCCCACCGCCGGACCAATGATCGGCAGGGTTTCCAGCTCCGAGGCAGCGCCGGTAATCTCGCCGATCGCCCCGTTCATCGGCCCCATCATGCCGTCCAGGTTTCGGCGCCCCGCTTCCCCGGCCGAGGCCAGGTAACTCACGGTGCTTTGCATCTGCTCCATGTAGGCCATGGCACCTCCTTACTAAACATGGGGGCTGTCATACAGCTGGCGGTCATTGGCACGACGGGCTTCGTCTTCCATCTGGCGCGCAAAGTCCTTGAACTGGCCTTGCATCATCGGCTCCAGTTGACGCATCAGATCGGCCGGATCTTTGACATCGCCCTGAATGGTGATCGGCATATGCGGGGCAAAGGTAATCGCTTGCTCGATCGGGGCTGGCTTGGCCTGCGGCTTGAGCAGCAGCGGCGACGGCGCTTGCGTTATGTCCGTCTGCGTCTTCATCGATCGCACCACATCACCCGGCGCCGAGTCACTGCCAAACAGCGACTTACCAAGCATCGAGCCCAGCGACTCGCCGCCCAGGCCGCCCAGGTATGCGCCGATCATCCCACCAATGGCTGTACCGAGGATCGGCACCACGGAGCCGATCGCCGCGCCGGCAGCTGCACCGGCCATCGTACCCGCCAGGCTACCCGCTGCGCCCCCATAGCCCTCGGCCTTTTCATCGTCAGTTTGGGCCGTGCGATAGGTGTCCGCCGCCATCAGGCCAGCCTCAAACAGCGACCCTCCCGGAACGGCCTTGCCCAGCTTGCCGACCCTGCCCACCACCCCCTTAAACCCAAGCCCACCGCGTGGCGGCAACGATGGCGGTGGCGATGGCGGGCGTGGCTGCGAAGGGCGACGCGATCGGCGCTTGGAGCGACGACCACCCCCGCCAGTGGCACCCGGACCACCCGGCCCGCCGAAGTCGCGAGCATTGACCACAAAGACCCTTTGCGGCGCACCCACACCGGAAGCACCCTGCCCATTGCCACCCTGTTTCGCATCAAGGACGGCATCGACGACCCCCAGGCCCGTCTCCACCGGGTCAATGCCGGTGCCGGCCGAGGCTCCGCCCTTGCGCCCCGGCCACCTGAGTAATGA